TTATCCGAACATATGGTAATGGCTCCTGCTAGTGGTAAATCATGGTATCATAACGCCTTTCCGGGCGGTTATATTGACCATGTTAATAGAGTAGTACAATGTGCTATTAAACAAAAAGAATTATGGCAATCTATGGGAGCTTCTATTGACTTTACTGATGAAGAGTTGGTAATGGCTGCTTTATTCCATGATTTAGGTAAAATAGGAGACGGGGAGGTAGATTGCTATGTTCCGCAAACTGATAAATGGAGACAGGATAAATTACATGAAATGTATACTCCTAATCCTGAAATTGCTTTTATGCTCATCCCAGACCGTTCTCTTTTTATCTTACAGAAGTTTGGTATTAAGTTAACACATAACGAGTACTTAGGTATCAGATTACATGATGGAGTTTTTGATAAAGCTAATGAAGCTTACTTCTTTAGTCATAATCCAGACTCTAGAATGAGAACTAACATTGTTAACATCCTACATTCAGCAGACTTTATGGCTTCTAAAGTAGAATATGACTTATGGAAGAATAAAGGAGGTAGTACAGAACCTAAAGTACAGAAAGCTAAAGCTACTACAGGACGTCCAGTTAATGCATCAGAAGGATTATCAAACTTAATTAAAAATTTATAATATGATTTGGATTATAGGACTTTTAGGTTTACTTTTGATCGTATCTATGTTCGCTATATATAACCTACTTGTAAAAGTGGAAAAATATGAAGACGTAGTGCAAGATCAAGTAAAGTACTTAAACAATATTTCAGCTATTATTGCTGAATCAAAAATGCACCTACAGAAGTTAGATGAAAATGGAACATTTCAATCAGACGATGAGGTCGGTTATTTCTTTCAACAATTACAAAACGTACAAGAAGAGCTAAACCGATACATGCTCCCTACTAACTATGGCAAGAACGAAATCGAAAAGTAATTACTTTACAAAAGAGACAGAAGATTATATAGTTATCTATAATAATTCCACAGACCCAGTTCTTCGAGCTAGGGTCTTTACTGATCATATCTACATGCCATTCTATAAATTGGCAGAGAATATTATACATACCTTCAAATTCTATTATACAGACGTTGAACATATTGAAGATCTCAAGCATGAGATCGTTTCTGTTTTATTAGAAGAGAAGATTATGAAGTTCGATCCTACAAATGGAGCGAAAGCTTATTCTTATTTTGGTACTATTGTTAAAAGATGGTTAATTAACTACAATAATAAGAACTATAAGAAATTAAAACAAATAGGATCATTCTCAGATGTAGAAGAATCTTACGAACCAGAATTAGAAGTAGATGGTAAGTTTACAATGTCCCTAGCAGCATTCTTAGATACTTGGGTTGAAGAGATGTATGAGAAGATAGATGAATTCTTTCCTAAAGACCAAGAAGCTAAGATAGCTGATGCAGTACTTACTATCTTTAAAACTAGACACGATCTAGATATCTTTAAGAAAAAAGCGCTCTATATTTATATTAGAGAGATGACTGACTGCGAAACTCCTCACCTTACTCGAGTAATATCTAAGCTAAAATCAGAATTTTACAATAAGTACTACGAATATAGCGAGAACGGATTAGTAGTCAATATTCTCGACTAACCTATTTATTAGTAAAAACAGTATGAGTTTAGATAAAAAAATTTTTGGAGAAACCTCTCTTGCAGATCTATTTCAAGAGATACATACCAATTCTAAATCTACCCGTTCGCAAGTTACTGCTTTGATTGCTGAATTAAAACCTTTGATTGAGAGCATAGGTGACGCTACTTTAGTAGTGCCTATGATAAAAGAATATATGGAGATTGGCGTTAAGAATGATGAAGCTTTAATTAAGCTAGCTACTATCATTCAGCGAATTGAAACTGGACAATCAAAAGGTGGTGATGAATTCGACTTATCAGAATTAGCTGACTTATTACAAGAAGCTGAGACGATGAATAAAGAAGTAAACGAAGCAGATAATGGCGATCAGTAGACCAGGTACAGGTGCAGGAGCATCATCCGGCGGAACATCCGGCGGATCAAATAGCGGTACATTTTATGGCCGTGTACTTGATATTATATTAGATAGTAAACACCCAAGATACCAGGAGATGGGAGGTGCTTTAGCTATTAACGGCTGTTTTTATGCAAGTATAAGTAGCGGCGCTGATAGAGACCCTGATGAGAAGGTAGAAGTTCCTTTTGCATACCAGGGGGATGCTAGGTATAAAGATATTCCGATTCTCGGAGAGATTATTGCTATCGAATCAAGCCCTTCTGCTACAAGTGAACAAGGTAAAGGAAATAGAAAAGCATGGACACGTATAGTAAATGTTTGGAATGCTCCTGAACACAATGCTTCTCCTAATACAAGAAACCCTAACTACCAGAAAGTATTATTCGGTAAAGGATTTAAAGAGAGTGGTAGGATAAATCCATTAACTAACTATCCAGGAGATTTTATGATACAAGGCCGTCAAGGTCAGTCTATAAGATTTACTGGTAGTCAACATGTTAATAACCCATTTACAAATTCTAAAAACAATGGACAGCCTTTAATCCTAATAGCTAACGGGCAAATAACAGCCAGAACAGGGTATGAGGGTGTAATAGAAGACGTAAATAAGAACTTTGGCTCTCTATACTTTACTGGTTTCCATCAGATACCTTTACAGCAGGCTAATAAAAAAAGACTTTCTTATAATAAACCACCAGAAGTAGCTAATGCTTATGCAAAACCGCAAGTAATACTTAACAGTGGACGTATATTTTTAAACGCAAAAGAAGAATCAATACTACTATCAGCAGCAGTATCAGTTGGTTTAAATGGTAAGTCTGTTAATATTGATGCAGATGATTACATTTGTTTAGATGCTAAGAAGGTATTCTTAGGAGAGAAGGCTAGAACAGCAGTAGACTATAGTGCTCAACCAGTACTACTAGGTAAAAATACTGTAGATTTATTAGAAGATTTTATAAAAGCAGTAGAGAGTTTTGCTAACTTCCTAGTAACACCTTCTGGATTACAGGCAGCACCTGCAGTAGCAGTAGCACAGTTAAAAAAAGAAGGTGGTATAATGTATGCTAGGTTAAAGCCGTTAAAAGCTCGATTAAAAGAATTAAAATCTAAAAAAGTATTTACAGAATAATATGTCATTTGTAACTATACCAGAATCTAAAGTAACTGCTTTTATAGGAAGCCAGATAGGAGGGATACAAGCTCAATTACAAGATAAAGTACAAGCTAAGATCCAATCTACCGTGACTACCTTTGTACAATCTAATTCATGTCCACCTCAACAGACTTTAGATAGACTAGTAAAAACAAAACAGACATTATCAGATCTTACAGAACGTTCTAGAAAAATTGTAGATACGTATAAAGCTTTACCTAATAAATTAAGACCACCTATCAATACTTTAGATAAGATAATTAAAGTATTATTAGTACTCCCTATCCCTCAATCTGTTCCACCTGGCTTTGGTCTTCCAATTTCAATATCGAACAAATATTCAGATTTAATTAATAAACTTAGAGAATTAGTTAAACAGACAAAAGAAACAATTGAGGGTATTGAAGCTTTAGTGGATACTACTTTTTTTGATAACCTTTTAGAAGATGTTAACTCAAAACTAACACTACTAGATGGTCCGATTGCATTTTGTAGTATAGAGAATGAACTTAAAGATAGCTTAACACCAGAGGAGTTAGAAAAACTCGGACTTATTACACCAGATGGTGCTTTTATTATTTCTAGACTAGTACCAAGATTAGTACAAGAGACTTTAGTAGATCCTGTTGGATATGCTGATGCAGTAGATGATGGAAATAAGTACGGACGTAATTGCTTTAGAGGTCCTTATAGACCAGGAACAATCTATATACATACAGACGAAAGAAGAGATATAGTAGAAGGATCTGATGGAAATAAGTACATTGTTAATAACCGTGCAAAAAACGGATTAGATACCTGGTTAGATCCTTTATCTGGGTTTGATTGGGATTTATATGAGTTAAATACTCAAAAATTATTAGAAGATCTTTTAAACAGGTTATCAAATACGAGTTTAGTAAATAGATCTCTATTAGATAATATAAAAACAAACTTAAACAATTATAAAATACAATTAAATCCTGCTACGACAGGTCTTTACAGAGCACGTAACGGAGTAGAATTTTTAATTGAAGTAATTGACGATACAACATCCCCAGCTATTGCTAAAAGAAGATTTGCTGTAGCAAGAAACTCTCAAGGGATAATTGTAATGAAAGGACAACCTTCTTTTGCTAGTGATATTAATGTACTAGTAAGGGAAATTAGATTTAGATTAGATCAATTACAATAATAAACTTTAATAACCTAACTATTTATTAATATGAAACTAGACGAACTTAGGAAAGTTATACGAGAAGAAGTAGAAAAAGCATTTAAAGAGCAGCTTAAAGAGGTATTAATCGAAGCTGTTCAGATTGCGAGTACTCCTTCTACTTTGAAAACTGAACAAAAAACAAACACTAAGGAGATTACTAACTTTAAAGTACCGCCTCAACAGCAAAAGAAATTTGTACCGACAGGAAATCCAATTGAGGATATGTTACAAATGACTAAAGCTACCATGACATCAGCAGATGCTGCTGCTATGATGGGGGAAGGAGTTCATATGCCTAACATGGCCTCTACAGTAGCTCATCAAATGAGTTTAGGTGGCGGTAATCAACCAGGTTTAGATCTAAGCCAACTTCCTTTTATAGGAAAAGCAAAAGCAGTTTTAGAAGCAGCTAATCAAAAAGATAAACAACGTAAAGGTATAGAATAATGGCATTCGATGTAAAGAAGATAAATCCATTAGATAGACAGCCAAGAAAAGCTGTAGGAGTAAACCTACCTTTTTCTGGAGCGACTGTCTTTAATTCTAACTACTTTACTAAAGATGCAATTAGAAATAATTTAATAAATTACTTTCTTACAGGAAGAGGAGAGAGGTACATGAACCCGTCTTTCGGAAGTGGATTACCCTCAGAACTTTTCGAACAAATAACAGAAGAGAAGATTAAAATTCTCGGTATGAAGATAAAACAGGAACTGTTAGATTATTTTCCTAAAGTTGTAACTAATGATATCTCTTTAGTTGCAGATCCAGATAATAATACAATCGAGTTCTATTTAAAATATAGTATCTTAGATAGTAATATTGAAGATGAAGTAATTATTAATATTCAACAATAATGACCCAAGAAAGAGACATAAAGTACATTAATAGAGATTTTAGTAACTTTAGAGCACAGCTTATAGAGTTTGCTAAAAACTACTTCCCAGACACCTATAACGACTTCTCAGCTACATCTCCAGGTATGATGTTTATCGAGATGGCTTCTTACGTAGGAGATGTATTGTCTTTCTATCAAGATACCCAACTTCAAGAAACATTCTTACAGCACGCTAAGGATCCTGCTAACTTATATAACTTAGCTTATATGATGGGGTACCGACCTAAATCTACAAACGTTTCAGAAGTAGAAATAGAAGTATCTCAAAAAGTAAACGCAATCGCTCCTAACTACCTTCCTAACTGGAATCAAGCTTTAGTAGTACAGCCTAATACACGTCTACGTGCTAATGCATTTGGAGATCCTAAATTTATTATAAATGATAAAGTAGATTTTAGTTTTTCAAGTTCTTTAGACCCTACAGAGGTACGAATTGAGAGTATAGCAAATGGTTTTCCTGCAGAGTATAGATTAACTAAGAAAGTAAAAGCGATTTCTGGTCAATTAAAAGAAAGTACTCATGTTATCGGATCTTCTGAGAAATTTTTAACACTAACAATCTCAGATGAGAAGATTGTAGGTGTATTAGATATAACAGATAGTGACGGACATACATGGTACGAAGTTCCATTTCTAGGTCAAGACACGATATACGATAACCAGACTAATACAGCTTCAGATAAAAACCAAGTACCTAATGTATTAAGGTTAAAGAAAGTTCCTAGACGTTTTACTACTAGGTTAACTTCTCAAGGAGATCTTCAGATTCAATTTGGAGCTGGAATAAATAATAGTGCTTCAGATGATGAGATTTTTTTACCTGACCCTACAAATGTAGGTATTGGTACAAACCAAGGAGTTAGTAGATTAGATTACGCATTCGATCCATCTAACTTCCTATTTTCTAAATCCTACGGTATTGCCCCATCTAATACTACCCTTACAGTTCGATACATTGTAGGAGGTGGTGTAGATTCTAACGTACCCGCTAACACAGTAAACATTGTAGAACAGGTAACAGTATCAGCTCCTGATCAAACAAAAGCAAACACATTAACTTTCAACAATAGTTCACCAGCTGTTGGAGGACGAGACGGGGATACAGTAGAGGAGTTAAGACAAAATAGTTTAAGAGCTTATTCAGAACAGAATAGAGCTGTAACATTACAAGATTATGCTATTAGAAGCTTATCACTACCTCCACTTTATGGATCTATCTCTAAAGTTTATGTAACTCAAGATCAAGCAACTAATGCTAATGTACTTGGAGGAGCTTACGATTCTAATCCACTAGCCTTATCGCTTTATGTACTAGCTTATAATGCCGATAAACAGGTAGTACCTGCTTCTCCTAGCTTAAAACAGAATCTAAAAACATACTTATCTCAATATATGTTACTAACTGATGCAGTAAATATAAAAGATGCATTTATAGTAAACGTAGCTATGAAGTATGAAATCATAACATTACCTAATTTTGTTTCTAGAGATGTACTTTTAGCATGTAATACTGTTTTAATAGATTACTTTAATATATCAAAATGGTCTATAAACCAACCTATTAACATCTCTAGTATTTACACATTGTTAGATAGAGTAAAAGGAGTACAGAGTGTAGAGAAGATCTACTTTGAAAACAAAGTAGGAGGTAATTATTCAGAGTATGCATACGATATTAAAGGAGCAACAAGAGGAAATATAGTTTACCCTTCTTATGATCCTTGTATTTTTGAAATTAAATACCCTGAGATAGATATTCAAGGACGAGTAACAACATTATAAAATGGCAATATATAGAATTTTTCCTGAAAAGGATACGTTTATTTACACTGAAGCAGTAAAAGGTAATGCAGGGTTAGATGAGATCATCGAAATCGGAGGTTACCCTGTATCAGAAGTAGGCCAAACCTCTAGAGCTTTAGTAAAATTTAGCTCTACAGAGATAGCAAATGTTGTATCGAATATTATTGGAAGCAATAACTACAGTGCTAGTTTACATTTAAGTTTAGCTACTGCATATGAATTACCTACAGAGTACACAATTAACGCATATCCAGTTTACGAAACCTGGAATCAAGGAGTAGGAAAGTATGGAGATTCACCAGTAGACCAGTCCGGAGTTAGCTGGACATATAGATTAGGAAAAGATACTGGTAGATGGTCATTACCGACTAATACAGTATCAATGCCCGCTGGAGTTACCGGTTCTTATAACACAACATATTCAGGAGGTGGAGGAAACTGGTATACAGGATCTGCAGGAATTAATCTTGAAAGTTCACAATTACAAGAACTAAATTCTAACCACGATATCCATATAAACGTTACTAATGGAGTGAAGTTACATAACGCTAATACAATCGTTAATAACGGGTTTATATTGAAACTCTCCGATGATCTAGAGTTTAATACCTCTTCCTCTATTAGGTTAAAATATTTTAGTGGAAACACTAATACAATATATCCTCCTTATTTAGAATTTGGCTGGAATGATACTTCCTATAATAGCACTCTTGCAGAACTTAATACAAGTAATGCAACGATTGTTATAACAAATAATAAAGGAGAATATGTAGATGCTGGAAAGCAGAGATTTAGAATTCATGCAAGACCTAAGTACCCTACACGAACTTTCTCAACAGGTTCGGTATACCTTACTAATTATAAACTACCTTCTACTTCTTATTGGGGATTGAGAGATGAACATACAGAAGAGATGGTAGTAAATTTCGACACAGCATTTACAAAAATAAGCGCAGATAATAACGGAAGTTATTTCGATGTTTACATGGAAGGGTTGCAACCAGAGAGATATTATCGTATATTAGTTAAATCAACTCTTGATGGAAGCACAACAGTAGTAGATAACAACAATGTTTTTAAAATAGTACGTAATGGCTAGTAATCCAGTACCGATTCGAAAAACGGTATACAATAAAGATCATATTGGAAAAGTTGTAAAGAGAGAATTTACCACATTTACCCAACCACAGCCTGAGAGTACTCAACTCTCAGTAGAGGATTTCTTTGCTTTATATGAAGAACTTTTCTACGAGATACCTATTAACGGAGAAGCCGGTACACATGAGTACCTAGTTAAACGAAGCTCAGAATTATATAAACTAGAAGACAATACTCAAGATATACAACCTTTACTAGATGAAATAAGTAATCTAAGAGCACAACTTATCGACAACGAAACTGAGATTATTGCATTACAAGAACAAGTAGCTAATAAGAATGTCAACAACTAACTATATAGTATCAAAAGGATTTCCTGATCAACTAGGAATAATCACTAAAAACCTAAACGAAAAAGATAGGAATTTAGTAGATAGTTTCTACTTGAACAGTAACTTTAAACCTGAAAAGCATACAATAGAGCTACATGTCTATGGAGTAGATGATAATCGCCTATTCTCAGTAGAATCTTACTTCCCTGAGTTTAACCATATTACATTTACACAATACCAAGCAGGTAAAATTTCAGAGATAAATATTACACCAGAAGAAGATGCTAATCAATTAGGGTATTCGTATGGACAAGTAAGTTTACTTTACAACTTTTTAAACAATCTTTATAGTGATGGTAATTTTACTTTCGAAGGAAACTTCTTTATAGAAGAGATTTCTCCTGATCGAACAGAAATTTTAGCATTAAGTAATGAAGTTACTTTACAGGATCTAATAAGATTTACCTCAGAACTAAAAAGAAAATTAGAAAGCCTTTCTTACTTCCAAGATTTTAGATTAAACTTTGGGGAGAATCAATTACTGATCGGTATAAATGTAGATTTAGTTGACTATAGAGGAGGTAAAGCTTTAGCTATAAAACTATACGAACCTTTACCTTTAGATTTTGAATTTAAAGATACTTTTAGAGTTGTTGAAATAATCTCAGATTCTATTGTATTTGAAATTGATACCGAAACTACACCTGATGTAGAAGTATTCCCTACATTAAAGGGACCTAATTTTGATATAGAATTAGTAGAAGATAATAACAACCCAACTGGATTTTTTAATTACAACGAATTATTTAGCTACCCAGTTACAAGTTCGTATTATGAACTATATTCTTTATTCGAAGAAAGTAGTGCTCAAATTAGTATAGATCATAGTAACTATTCTGACTTTATTAATTTCTCTTCTGCTGAAGAAAGATTACGTAATTTTAAGTACAAGTTAGATCTAATTAAATCTTATGAAGATTCACTTCAAACTTTAAGTAATAGCGGTTATACTAGATTCGGTATAACAGGTAGTAGAGATTATTACGAATCATTAATAGAAGGTATCGTAAATAATTTCGACCATTACGATAGATTCCTGTATTTTGAAAGTGGATCTAACAGTTGGCCGAAATCTAATACCACTAGACCGTATATAAATCAAGCAAGCACTACAGTAGAAGCAACTAACTGGTACACTAATCAGTTAGAAGTTGCCTCTAACTTTGATGTAAGTAATTTAAATGCACTTACTAATACATTACCTTTATTTTTAAGAGAGGACCCAGATAACAATCCTGCTTTACTTTTTATTAATATGCTTGCCCAGCATTTTGATAATATATGGATATATCAGAAAGCTGTTAGTGATAAGTATGATGCAGATAATAGAATCAATTTTGGTATTTCTAAAGACTTAGTAAGAACTACTCTAGAAAATTTTGGAGTTAAGTTATATAATAGTAACTTTAATCTCGAGTCTATATTTGGAGCTTTTATAGGAGAGTCTTATGTATCTGGAAGTGAACAAATAAACCATTATCAGGTAATTACTTCAGGTTCAACAAATGCATACTTACAACCTATGCCATTTGACAATTACCAAAAAGAAGTATACAAAAGGATTTACCATAACCTACCTTTACTTACTAAGTCAAAAGGTACTGAAAGAGGTTTAAGAGCTTTAATTAATTCATTTGGTATACCTTCTCAGATACTAGAAATAGGAATTGCAGGCGGCCAGAAGATAGGACCAGGCTTCTATGGACCTAATCAACTACATTATAGTTCTTCAATAAAATTAAGAACAGATAATGACGGTACTGTAATTTCTGGAAGCACTCTATCTAACTATACATCTATAGTTAGGAGAGAATACGAATACTCAGATGATTTAAATTTCATAGAAGTAGGATTAGCTCCATCTAAAAATATAGATAATTATATAACTTCTCAAAGTGCTGTACTTGGTTTTTCTAACTTTAACATAGACGATTATATTGGTGACCCTAGAGATGCATACAACACAGAGTATACATCATTAGAAAAGCATCGTAAAGTAATCTTAGGTAATTTAGAAAGATATGACTTAATGGATTACATTAGGTTAATTAGATTCTTTGATAATGCTTTATTCAGAATTGTAAAAGACTTTATACCAGGTAGATCGACTGCTATAACAGGTATTATAATTAAGCCGCATAAGCTTGAAAGAAATAAAGCCAAACAAGTAAGTGTTAGTACTATATTTCAAGATTATTCTGGATCAATAGATACTGCTTTTTCAGACGGGACACATGGAGGGTCGTATACTCAGTTAGTAGAAAGAAGTACAGCTTATGCAGAAAGAATAGTAGTTCCTTCTGGGTCTGCTATGACTTATAGACATAACTACGAAGAACCTAAATTTAACGGAGAGTTAAGCGGAAGTAGAATACGAATCACAGATGGTGAATTAAATAGAAATAATACTATTAAGAAAACATCTCAACCGGAGTTAGCTTTTAAGATTACTTTTATTAATAATTCTAATCCTATTCCTAGAGATTGTACAATTCAATTTACCGTAATACAGGTTACCCCTGCTCCAACACCAGCACCTACAGTAGCACCTACTCCTGCTCCAACTACTGCTCCTACACCAGCACCAACACCTAGTCCGACAGTAGCTCCAACGCCTAGTCCAACTACTGCTCCTACACCGGCACCAACACCTAGTCCGACTGTTGCTCCAACACCAGCTCCAATAGTAGTGACAATATCTCCAACACCGGCACCTACAGTAGCACCTACTCCTGCTCCAACACCGGCGCCGACACCAGCTCCTACTTTACCACTAACCTGGAGATTACAGGAATGTAACAGCGGTAACTATTATAATATTGCATACGATCCAGCACTATCAGTAGGTAATGTCTATAGATTTACAGACGAAGTAACACAATTCTGTGGAACTGTTTTATTCTCAGAAACCGGAACTACTAATGCTGTGTTAGTATCAGGTATAGGGTATAGTTGTGATGATGAGATACATTGCTTTCCAATACCTCTTTAATATTATACAATAAAGCTAGACAATGACTGAATTAGATTTCATAAATATAGACCCCGCAGCAGAAAGTATAGATAATATAAATGTTTTCTATAGTAGTAGCGTATACCTTCCTACCTCTATTGCTGATTTGTCAACAGGTCGAGTAGCTATTACCGGGATGTCTATACCTTTTAGGTATATTGCTCGAAACATAGACTTACAGCAGACAATTTTACAAGCAGAAACCATTACATTTACATATTCAGGAGCTGGAGATTTAAATGGAAATAAAAATATAACAGCTCGTATTATAGAAAGAGTTAGAAGATCTTCTTACTTTTATATTAGACTTCAACCTACTTATCTAGAGAATACTCAATTTGCAAACAATACAGTCCAACTAGGTACAACTTCGTCATTAGTGCCTTCCCCTAATCTAGACCCGCAATATACATACGTTAAGTATATGCAGATACCTTCTGATATTATATTTAACCCGTATATTTCAACCGTATTTAATAATAGCCCGGATAACCCGTTGTTAAGTAATGCAACAGTGTTGAGAAAAGGAAGCTATATTCAGCAAGTAGATAGAAATGAAGATCCTATACTGCCAACTAACTTAGCTCAAATCTTATTAAATAAAGCAACGCCAGCAGAAATTCAAAATAGTAACTATACATCAGCCGGTATAATTAATGCTAGATACGTTGGATCTAAATTAGATTCTGGAAGCGTACCTGGAAATGATCCAGCTTTAAGTTTAGTTTCTATCAGAGCTAGTTTACATCCTTCAGGATCTAATTTTACAAAGATTAAAGGAATTAGTTTATCTGACAGACAAGTACAACAAGTATACTTTACTCCACAGATTACAACCCAAGTAGCTGGTGGAAAAACTAGAACATATTCAGGGAATAAATCTTTCCCAGTAGTATCTAATTTAGTATATATTGAAGAAGGTAATCGATTTGTTAGGATTTCAAATAGAGATATTTACTCTATAGACGAAGATAAAATGCATTCAACAAATAACCTAGGGACAATTATTAGAACACAGACCTAGAATATTATAATAACCGATATTTATATTATATAATTTAAACAAAAATGGGATATTTAGACAACTCGATCGTAACAGTAGATGCGATTTTAACTAAAAAAGGAAGAGAGCTCCTAGCAAGAGGGGATGGATCTTTTAAAATTACACAGTTTGCTCTTGCTGACGATGAAATCGATTATACTTTGTATAATCCTCAACATCCTTCTGGTTCTGTATACTACGGAGAAGCGATAGAGAATATGCCTTTATTAGAAGCGTTTCCTGATGATAATCAGATTATGAAGTATAAATTAACAACTCTACCGAGAGGTACTTCAAAACTTCCAGTATTGGATTTAGGATTCTCATCTATTCGTTTAAAACAAGGAGCTTCTCTTGCAATTACTCCTCAAACCCTAAACTACTTAGGTGCTACAACCACTTACGAAGCTGGTGGCTATACTGCAACAATAGCAGATATTCGAGTTTTAAATTCATTTAATGGTGTAGGTATTAACTCAGAAGAAGCTATTAGATTAAACACAGGTACTACCATAGGAACTAACGTCTCTAAGACAGTTATTGGTACATCTATTAACCTTACAGCAACAACAGTAAATACTTTATTCGGAACAAGATTAACACTTCAGACTACTGTAACAGTGATTGGACGTGATTCAGGAGCAAGATTAACAATACCAGTAACCATTACAAAAACTAACTAATTATGTCATTTAAAAGATTTGATACAGAAGATATAGTAGTGAGTGCTGAATCAGTAACTGCTCCACTATGGTCTAACAATGTAATTAACTTAACTGCTTTTTATACTAGCTCAACACAGGTATCTAGTACTTCTGGAGATTACTACTACAATATATTTAATACTGCATCAACAGATTCAACTGCTACAGTTCAATTCTCAATTGCCTATGCAGATAAAAAAGGTAGCGGTTCTCTTTACTATAATAGTAGCGTACCAGGTAAATCACCTTCTTCTACTATCTATGGTCAATATAGAAACCTAGTATTAGGAGACGAAGAATCTGACTTTACTTTCGGTGGAGAAACATCTGATCACTTCTACGTAGTAGCAGTAGATAGAGCAAGGTATAAAGAAAAATTACTACCAGGTACACTTACATTACATTTAAGCGGAAGCGGAAATCGTGAAATTAAATTAACCGATAATAGTAGAGCAGTAGCAACAACTACCTTTACAGACTCTGGTAGAGTGTTTGAAATTGTATCAGGCTCAGGCGGTGTTGTATATACTGGAGCAAATGCAAACGGATACTCTGTATCTGGATCTTATGGTAAATTCTTACCAGACGTAGGTATCTTATTACTCAACGGTAAAGCATTAGACTTACCGTATACAGTAGGTGGCGGTATTGCATTAAGTACAAATAGAAATAAGAACGTATCAGGCTTAAACCTTAACAAACTTTTCTTATCTCTATCTAAAGGAGCTAATTTTAGATTAAACTCGGAAGAAACAATTTCATCTAACTTTATATTTGTAAGAGCTAGAAACGCAGAATTTAACTATTCAACCAACCCGTCTTTATTATCAGGTTCAGGAGAAATCAGACATAACGTTATGATCAATACTCCACAATCTTATATTACAGGTGTAGGTCTATATAACGATAATAACGATCTTTTAGCAGTAGCTAAATTATCAAGACCATTATTAAAAGACTTTACTAAGGAGGCTTTAGTTAGAATCAAGCTTGACTATTAATGAATGAGTACATACAAAAAACTAAACAGGCAAGATGTCTACGTAACAGTACACGACGCTCGTAAGCAATGGCATACGAGTGGTAGCTTGCTTCATGGTTTTAAATCTACAAACGAGTACTCTATAGAGAAGTTTATAGGTCTATCTGGATCGACAGAATATTTTCTGAACGATAAAGACTTATACCAGTATTCAATTACTCCTATAAATCAAGTACAAGAGAGACATAAGCAACTAGTTTATAAAAGTATACATAACCTATACTATAGCGGAAAGGTTTTAGATTCTACTTTTAGCGGTTCTTATGATAACTACTTAGAAACTACATTACATTTGAGTGAGTCTAGAGACTTACATAATGTAGAAGAGATTAGTGTTTTTTCTATACCTCAAGAAATATACGGTACTAATATAGTACCTTCTACATTTAAACTTACTCCTAATGGAGCTAAAGATAACTACGTAGTTGACGGATTTGTTACAGATGATTTAGGGAATAACGACTTTATTCAAACTTTCGAAACACTATTCGGATCAGTTAGAAAAATAGCATGTGATTATATAGCTCAAGAAGGTACTTATGTTTTAGAGACTGATGCAGCTGGTGGAGAATACATTGACTCTCCAGACGGACAACATCGAGTTGAAATAGTAGATGACGGAGAAGGAAGACTTATATACTCAGGATCCGGCTCTGAACCTTGCGCACCTGTAAAGATAGTTGGAGATATTATATACAGTCACGGGCAAATAGTATTAACAGATCCCGACGTTATACAGATGTATAATAGTTTTTATCTTAACCCAAACCTGTATTGGAAATCTAACCACCCTATTTATACATATAATATGTACTGTAAGGTTAGAGATTCAGAAATGAATTTTACCCATAACCCAAGTGCATTAACAGGATCATTTGGAGATATTCAACCTAATGTAACCGGAAGTACGTTTAGCCCTTATATTACAACTGTAGGGCTTTATAATGATGCAGATGAATTAATCGCAGTAGGTAAATTATCGCAACCGACTAGAAAGTCACTCTATAACGATATGACTTTTGTTGTAAAAATTGACATGTAAATTATAAAAGAAAATGGCTATAACATTTAGAGCAAATAAAGGACAAGCATTAACTTATGCAGAAATGGACACTAATCTAGGGTCTTATTTCTATTCTAGCTCTTTAACAAAAGAATCTTGGGGTACTGGAGATGCTACAAGAACAACTGCAAACTTTGCTACCCTATTCTATACAGGTAGCTCATTAGTACCTATCGCTCAACAAGCTCATGTAATACCTTTACACGCAACAGGTAGTAGATCTATTAACGGATCTGTACAATACGCAAGTTCAAGCTTACAAGCCGGAGCACCGGATTTTCTTTTCAACCCAGTAAACGGGTATGTAGGTATCAAGAAGACTGCTACATCTAAAATAAATGCTCCATTAGACATCAACGGTAATGCAATCATAACAGGTTCATTAACAGTAACAGGAGACGCAGTAGTATTCGGTAGAATAACAGCTCAAGAATTCCATACAGAATTTGTAAACGCTTCAGTTGTTTACGAAAGTGGATCAACTAAATGGGGGGATACTACAAACGATTTTCATGATGTAACAGGTAGTCTAAATGTGACAGGAAGTTTAACATTACAGGGACCTTTTGTAGTAAAAGGAAATACAAAGTTTGGAGTAGATTGTAATAGTAATCACGAAATAACTGGAAGTTTAAGAGTAAACTCTAGCTGCGTTAGACAACATTATATTAGTTCTGGAAGCTTCGGTATTAATACAAAAAATCCTCAATATGACTTACATGTTATAGGTCAAATTCAAGCTTCAAGAAATATTTTAGCTTTCTCTGACGCACGATTAAAGGATAATGTACAACCTATTGAGAGTAGTTTAGATATCATTGATGCGATAGGAGGATACACATATACACGTAATGACTGGAATGATCTACCGGGTATAGGAACGATTGCTCAAGAGGTTAAAGCAGTACTTCCAGACGCTGTACATAGTGATGAAGAAGGTTACCTAAGTGTTGATTATAATGCTTTAACTGCAGTCTTACTTGAAGCTGTAAAAACTCAGAATAAATTAATTCAAGACCTACAAGCAAGAGTAGCACAATTAGAAAATAAATAAAAATGGCAATAACATTAAGAAGTGTCAAAGGGAGTGCTTTATCCCATACAGAGGTAGATAATAACTTTAGAAGTTTTATCTATTCATCCTCTTTTAGTGGACAAACTATATCACTATTTACCTCAGCTAGCTCAGGAAATGTACAGACAATTAATATAGCTTCTGTTGGTGGAACAGCTAATAACAAGCAGCTTATATATAGAAGCGGATCTAATAACGTAGGGTCAGATAACCTACAGTACGATTATGTTGCTGATAAATTTAGAGTAAGCGCTAATACAGAGATAACAGGATCGTTAGTAGTTAAAGGTACTTTACAAGCAGAACAAATACATACTACTTTTACTTCCTCTTCTGTTATATACCAAAGCGGATCGACAAAATGGGGGAACAGTCTTGACGATACACACGTAATCATAGGACATTTATCTCTTTCAGGATCATCTACATTTGGAGGAGAAATGAACTTTGCAAATTCTGCACCACTAGGAACCTCTGTAAATATAAGAGACGGATTTGTAATACTTACACAGGTTTCACAAAGTCTTAACTATGCAAACGATAATGCAGCAGCATTAAACGGAGTACCGTTAGGAGGGTTATACAGAAACGGTAACTTTATTCAGATAAGAATTAGCTAATATGTCTCAATTATATTCTTTACTTACAGGCTCAGTCTACTTACCTGATGGATCTATCTCTGCATCAAGAGGATTTTCAGGATCTTTCTACGGTAACGGAGCTGGACTAACAGGAATAACTACAGCATCTTATGTAGAGTATACTAACGTAAAGAACAAACCAACCATTATATCTAGCTCCATCCAGGTAGATCATAATGCAACTACAAACTACTCTAGTAACCGACATATTGATCACAGCAGTGTGACATTTTCGGGTATCGGAGGTATAATTGGAGGAGGGGATTTAACTACTTCAAGAACAATTACACTTAATGTAGGAGATAATCAATTTATACAAGGTGTAGTCGCAGCACTACCTAATGGGACTGTTTCAAGTTCAGCGCAATTATCAGGTTTCTCTGGATCATATTTTGCACATGCAATAGGACCTGATATAACTTTATTAGAAGTAACACATAGTCTTAATAGTAGATTCCCAACCGTTCAAGCTTATCAATATGTTGAACCAGGAATCTACGATACAGTAATACCAGCCGGTATTAGAAGTACAGGAGTAAATACTCTTAAAATAACCTTTGCCGGAAGTTTTTCTGGATCAGTTGTTATTCGTACTTAATTTTCGTATCTTTAACTTTAACTAATGGGAATAACTATGCCGTCATGGATTTACGATGGCCGAATTGTCAATCAAATAACTGACATGCCTGAAGGCACTTTTGGCTTTATCTACGAAGTAACACATACTCCAACAGGGAGAAAATATATAGGAAAAAAAGTACTATATTTTAATAGAACATTACCGCCACTTGCTGGACAAAAACGAAAGCGAAAAGTAGTAAAAGAATCTGACTGGAAAGATTACTACGGATCTCATCAAGAAATACTTAGATTGATAAAAGAAGGTAAGCAGGAAGAGTTTACTAAACAAATCTTATGTTTTGTGAAGTCTAAAAAGCTTCTTACATATTATGAGACTAAATACCTATTTATTAAAGAAGTATTAGAGTATCGAAATAACTATATTAACGATAACGTACTTGGAAAATTTTATAGAAAAGACTTTTTAACACCAGATACAGATGATTAAATTACGTGAAATAGTAGGACTGCCAAGCTTGCAGTACCATATTGATAACGGATTAACCTTACACGAAAACGTATACCGCTATTCTTCAGAAGCATTTGTAAAGTTATTTACTGAAGCAAGAGAAGCTTATGAGAATGGAGATATCGAATTAAATGAAGAGGATGAAGATTTGATCAGAAATACTGATATAGGTACTCACGGGGATTATAACGGAATGGTTGTACCTTTAGACCTACCAATGGTATCTCCTAGTTACAATCCTTTATTCGAAATCGGATGTTGGATTGATGAAATGATAGAAGACGAGACTAAAATGGACGAAGCCACTTCTATTGAAGAAATGTTAGACTACGAAGCTATTAAAGAAGCAGTAGAATCTATCGGTGCTAAGATTGATATGGATAAATTCAGAAAAGCTGTTAAGCATCAGAATGAAACGTTTGATTATAACGGATTTGAGATATTAAAAGCATCTGTAGATTATATACAAGAAATTGAATACAAAGGAAAGAAAGTTCAATTAAATAAACCTAAGCGTGGAGGAAGTAAAAAGTTCTACGTTTATGTAAAGAATCCTAAAACAGGAAATGTAAAGAAGGTATCCTTCGGTGATACAGGACTTTCAGTTAAATTTAAACAACCAGGAGCAAGAGCTTCATTTGCTGCACGCCATAAATGTGCTCAAAAGAAAGATAGAACAAAAGCAGGTTACTGGTCTTGTAATATTGGCCGATATTGGAAATCACTTGGAGGAAGTTCTAACTTCTCCGGATACTGGTAGATTATGAAACTTACAGATATATTAATAGAAGGTAAAGCATTTGATGAGTTTGCAGAGACTCGAAAGAAGGGAGCCGAAAAGATAGCAGATAACGCTAAAGAAAAAGGCGGACCTTCAATGTTAACCTATCACCACTTTAAAGTAAAACTTCCTTACTACGAAAAAGCTAGTAAAGGAGATTTTGATTTTGAAGCCGCTAAGAAAGAATTTAAAGAAACTTTAAATAAGATATCCTTAGAAATGGACCAAACTACTTTCCAAAGAGAAGTTGGACGTCTAGAAGTATTAGGAGAATTAATCATCAAGAATGACTAATAGAGAAAAGAAAGAAGCTAATCGTAAAAAGATAGCTAAGGCCACTGTTAAACAACAACAGAAAAAAGGCAACTACAAGAAAAAAAGTTAGTATGCTTCCATTTGAAGAAGAAGTAAAAGAAGGTTATTATATCAGGACGTTTGATTCTAAAACTCCTATAGACGAATTCGTATGGCATAGAGATCAAGAAGATCGATGGATAGAACCAATTGGTGAAACTGATTGGAGATTTCAGTACGATAATGAAGTGCCGATTCCTCTACAAAAGCTATTTATTAAAGCAGGAACCTACCATAGAGTAATAAGAGGTACCGGCACATTAACCTTAAAGATTATTAAACAAAATGGCTAAAGCAAAATCAGCAGGAAGTTCTCAAAAAGTATCTTTTGGAAAAAGAGGTCAAGGTAAACCTAAAAAGAGTTACGGCCCCAAGGAGGAGAAACCTAAGAAATATAGAGGTCAAGGACGATAATGAAACTCTCAAGAATTATATTAGAAGGTCCAATTGGATATGATCCAGAATATAATGCGATTATAGATAAGATAAAGGACAAAGGTGGTAAGTATTTAGGTGCTGGAGATTACGGTGCTGTCTACTTATTAGGAGGAAGAGCTGTTAAAGTAACAACAGATGAGATAGAGATAGAACACGCGTTGAAACTTCTAGGAAAAAAGACAAAACACTTTGTACATATATACGACGTAAAAGAAATGAACCCTAAATTAGGGGTAATTACGATGGATATAATGGCACCTCATAGAGGAGAAGTACCTGAAGAGTTTTTAGACGCATTAGAAAAAGAAGCTAAGAAGTTAGGAATAGATCCTGATGAATTAGATATCCGTCCAGATAACTTTATGGAAGACCCTTCTACAGGTAAAATAAAAATGACAGACGTTTAAATAAAGTTAAACTATTTATAGAATATAAACAGAACAGAAATGAGCAACAACTTTGACTTAAGAAAATTCTTATCAGAAAATAAACTAACTGCTACTGCAAAAGTACTAACTAAAGAGGAATTTAATACAGAAGCTCCGGTATCAGAAATGAACGGTGGGTATATTGAAGTAATGGGTGATGAGTTTGATGAAGCAACTGATCAGTTAGCCCAAGTTTGGCAGCGATGGAAAAACGGCCCTGCTACGGAAGATGAAGATATTGAACCAGCAAAAGAAGATATATTACAGTACATTAAAGCTGTTATATTAAAGTAATATTTCCCGAATAAAGAAATAACTAAAGAAAGGCTTGCTTATGTGAGCCTTTTTTCGTATATTAAGGTAATAGTTACGTGTCTATGGAATATACTTTTCTTTTAGGAGCAGTTGAGAACGTTTTAGGTAAGAGTTATAAGAGAGCAAAAGACAATTATGCATTTACTTGTCCGTTCTGTAACCACAGAAAACCTAAGCTGGAAATCAACTTAAATACAAACGATAAGGGTGAAAACCCTTGGGAATGTTGGGTATGTGAAACTAAGGGACGTACTATAAGATCTCTACTTAAGCAGCTTAAAATAAGCGGACCTCAAGCACAGGAAGTTTTACAGTACATAAAGAAAGGAGAGGAAGTTGAATACCAGGTAGTAAAGATTATAGAACTGCCTAAGGAATTCCAGCCATTATTTACAGCACCTACTACATCATTCTCTGCTAATATAGCTAGAAAATACTTATACGATAGAGGTATTACAGATAATGATATTATGAAATATAACATTGGTTATTGTATCGCAGGAGAATTCAACGATAGGATAATCATTCCATCATACGACCAAAATAATCAATTAAACTTTTACGTAGCTAGATCTTTTAACAGAAGTTATGCTAAGTATAAAAACCCTGAAGTATCAAAAGACATTATAGTCTTTGAGAATTTAATAAACTGGAACCAACCTATAATAATCTGTGAAGGAGTATTCGATGCAATGGCTATTCGAAGAAACGCTATACCGATTTTAGGAAAGAACATATCAAAAGCTCTACTCAAGAAAATAGTTTCAAGTAAAGTAAAAGAGATTTATATAGCTTTAGATAAAGATGCTCTAAAAAAAGCTGTTAAGTTCTGTGAGCAGTTTATTAGTATGGGTAAAAAAGTATACTTAGTAGATATGGAAGAAAAAGATCCAAGCGAAATGGGTTTTAAATCATTCACCAACCACATACAGGATGCAGAAGAGTTAGATCTTAGCTCTCTCTTGCAGTACAAATTAAACTTATTATGATAAAACAAGGAGATAACCTTTTAGTAGAAAGTACTAAAAATAATCTATCCTACAATCCTGATTTAAAGCAAATCAATTTTTTAGATAGAAGAGTTTACAAACGTTCAGAAGGAGTATACTACCCCTCTGTTACAACAATACTTCAGTATTTACCTAAGAACAAATTCTTTGAAAACTGGCTTAAAGATGTCGGACATAACGCCGAGATCATTATGCAAAAAGCTGGTAAAGAAGGTACTCAAGTACATAAAGCGGTAGAGATATTAGTAGAGGGAGGTGAAGTTAGTTGGATGGATGAATACGGTAATGCAAAATACTCTCAGATTGTATGGGAGATGATTTTAAAATTTCATGAGTTCTGGACTACATATAAACCGAAATTAATATCGACAGAGCAGTTTGTATTCTCAGATGAACATAAGTATGCAGGTACTGCAGATTTAGTAGTAGAGATGGATGGAGAAGTTTGGCTCTTAGATATAAAGACATCAAACGCTCTACATAAAAGTTACGATTTACAGTTAGCTGCTTATGCAAAAGGCTTTAAGGAATGTAAAAATGTAGATATACAAAGAACCGGAGTACTTTGGTTAAAAGCAAATACAAGAAGCGCATCAAAGAAAGAAGGAGTGTATCAAGGAAGTGGATGGCAAATAAAAGTAGTTGACGAGATCGATTACAACTTTGATTTGTTTAAAACAGTATATAAGTTATATGAATTAGAAAACCCAACTACCGAACCTATTTACTCTGCATACCCTACTAGTATAAAACTTTGATATTTATAAGTAAAGAACTAGAAATAAATGAAACTTTCACAACTTATATTAGAAGCTAGAACTAAACCAAAAGCTGTTATAATGGCCGGAGGTGCTGGAGCTGGAAAAAGTTACCTTCTTAATCAATTAGATTTAGGAGGTTTAACTATTTTCAATCCTGATAAGTATGTAGAAGATAAAGAACATCCATATTACGGTAACTTATCAGCAGCAGCTAATCAAGTAAATCAGGATGTAGAAGATGCTTCAAAGAATAAAGAAAATTTTATTTGGGATACAACAGCTTCTAATCCTAAAAAAGTACAAGAGCTTTTAGCTAAAGGGTATGATGTCTTTATGGTAATGGTTTATACACATCCATTAATTTCTTTTATTTCAAATTTTGAAAGAGAAAGACAAATACCAAAAGCAGCTGTATTCTCTACTTGGAGAGATGTATATCAGCAAATAGGCTACTATAAAAGTTTATTAGGAGATAATTTTGCTCTATTTTCAAATGATCGAGGCGGAAAGTACGATAAGGAACTAAAAGAATTTAATGTAGCTGCAAGAAACGGCTCTAATGGTATATCAGACTATCTTGCAAAGTATATGGAAGATCAC